TAATGTTTTATCTAATGCACCGGCAGAACCTGTATTAATGATTAGATCAGGTTTAAATTGATTGATTAATAATGTAGTTGAAATCGCTACATTCACTTTACCAATACCACTTTGTGTGAGAATTATGTCTTTACCTTGTAATTTCCCTTTATAAAAAATTACATGCGCAATTTTAAGTTCTTCTAATTTTTCTATTTTATCTTTTAAGATTGCTACTTCTTCTTCCATAGCACCTATAATACCAATCACATTCATTCACCTCGTCTTAAAATCCTAGCCTTAGTTATTCTACCACATTTAGCGTAATAGCTCGATATTAGTTCTATGTTTTTATTTGAACTTTAAATATTCAATTCATTATATATTTCGATTGTTAATCTAAATCATTTCTATCACATTTAATTATTATATTTTCAATAGTTAAAACCCTGTAAGTATCCGTCAACGACTTTACTTACAGGGTATATAAAATTATTTATTAACTACCAAATAATTCAGTTAGTCCTTGTAGTGAAAACACCCCAGTGACAATAGTTACAACAACTGCAACAATACCGAAAATCAGCATCCATGTTGGACTCTTTAGCTAATTTTAGAGTGTTTCATAGTTGCATCACTTATTAGCGAAATGTTGATATAATGGGGATTATATGCAACACATATAAATATCTAATTGTCAAATTATAAGTATTATTGCATGTTTGCAACAAAATACTGTATCACGAACTGTATCACGGATTATTTAAAAACACAAAAAAACCACCTATTCATTTAGGTGTGTTTTTGTATTTAGGTACTTTTTATTTTATCTCCACAATATCTAACAAATTAACTTTACTTAACCCACTTTCTTCATATAAATGTAACGTTTGTGTATGAACATCTACTTTGTGAATACAACCCTCTTTAGTTTTGATATATCCATCAACAAAATAACGTAATTCGATTGTAGGCTCATGATACATTTTGAATATCAACTTATCATTTAAATCATTCAATTGGTGGTCACTTAATGATGGTCTATCAATCTTATTCTGATCTTGTATGTATTGTTCTAGTTGCTCGTATTGTTCGGGCAATGTCTTAAAAGCTTGCCATTTAACCATGCCACGCCCTTGTGGTATACGTGGATTAAGATACTCTCTAGGTATTTTACGGTAATCAGTTTCATATTTATATTCATCTGGTGCGTTGGGATTTACTACTTTCATATTATCACCTCAAAAAAATGGAATTGTTTTACTAGCTTCTATAATATCTTTTGTGAAGAAAAATTGTTTGCCTTCTCCAGTATAAGCAGGATTTAAAAGCATGTTTGCTTTAGCACTATATAGCCATTCAGGGTTTATTCCAGAATTTAATACATCTTGAAATTCTTGAAAATTTTTACTCCAATCTAAATTGGGTTCCATATTATCACCTCATGAATATAATAGAACACTTGTTCGTATATGTAAATAAAAAAAATAGTCCCTAGCAATTTTGACTAGAGAACTACTTTAGCTAATATCCTTTAATAATCTTTTATTCTCACACTTTCTACAAAATCTTTATCTTCTTCTTTAACATTAATATAACCTTTATGATTTATATTCAAAGAAATAGGTATACACGTATATTTTTTATCTGATATTCTAGGTAAATTATAAAAATTACCGTTGTTCTTAATTAACTCTATTAATTCATCCCTAGTTTTGTAAAAAGGTTTGTTGTTGAATTTTCTTCCGTCGTAAACAAATTTTCCGTCAGTCCATTCTTCAACTTCCCCATAAACATCATATAATTTAGCACCCAATATCATAGCATCTTCTTCCTCGTTTTTTCGAAAATACTCAATACCATATCCGTTTTCCATTCACAACACTCCTTCAGCTTATTATATTTATAGTAACCTATTACACGATAAATTGAAACAACTATCATAAAAAAAGACACCCCCTGTAAAGAGGTGCCAATATAATTTTACTGTATTAAGGTAAATTGGAGTATACCTTGTTATGATTATACCCTACTTATTTATACTTAATCTTACCAAATAAGTTCTTCTCTTTCTTCAACTTCTCATTCTTATCAGTAATCTTACAAATAGCCATATAGAAATAACCAGCTTTCGGATTAGTTGGATATTTAAATTTAATCCACCAATAACCATCCTTTTTAGTAACACTTACAAAATCGACCCATTGGTTTTTGTAAATCCAAGAACCTTTGTCAACAACTGCACCACTTAATCCAGGTTTACGTCTAACCTTGATAGCAGTATTTGCAGTAAATCTGCCCTTCCAGTTCCAAGTGATTTTTTTACTTCCCCCACTTGTGCCACTTATTGGCTTACCATTGATAGCCCCTGCAAGTTCTTTACTAAATTTATCATAGTTCTTTTTAAGATAATTCATATCTTTTTTATTCGTAATGAATCCCATTTCAACCAGTCTATAATTTATATTCAAACGACCTGACACATTTGCGTTCAATAAGTCATTACGTGGGTCAATACCTCTTATTGTTCCTACAGTAGCTTTCAAGCAGTTATTTATATCTTTATCAATCTTATCTGCTGGCCATTGGTTAGATATAATTACATGACCACCTGTAGCACTTGCACTAGCTGCATCAAGATGTAATTCAACTACTACATCATATTTCTGTTGTTTTACCCAGTACATACCGTAGTTTTTAGTATCTCCAAGGCGTTCACCGTATTGTGTATCGATAAATAAGTTTTGGTCTTGTTTACTTCCACCGTATAGGTCTACAGTGTGACCAGCTTGTTTTAGGTACTTTTGCACGTTTGGAGCAATGTATTTACGAATGAAATCACGCTCATTTGTACCGTTACCAACTGCACCAGGGTCATTGTATCCATGTCCTGCGGCGATTAGTATTTTCTTACCTTTTGTCGTAGGTTTAGTCACGCTTGTTACTTTGTCTTTAACTTTTTCTACCACAGTAGCTTTTGCTTTGTACAACGGTCTGATAAAAAACATGGGATTATCATAATAATGAGTAATCAATTGAGCAACTTCTGGCGGATTGTTTTGAGCTCCACCGTACCAGTTTTGATCTAGTGAAACGAAACTATTTATGTTTGCAGACCAAACTATTGCTACATGTCCCGCACCTCCACCATATCCACCATGAAATACAACAATATCACCTTTTTGAGGTAAGAATGATGGTGTATTTTCATACACAGTTGCAAGACCGTTGAAATTATTTGAATTTGGTATATCCTTTGCGTAAAAACCAGCTAAGCGTCCACCTGTTAAATAATTCCAATAATAATTAGCTAAGTCAAAACACTGCGCACCAAACGCTCCGTCAAAGTCCCACCAATAACCTTTAAGTTTTCCCAAATATGCATGTGCCTGTGCTTTGGTTTTATTTACAGTCATTTAATCCCTCCTATTTTTGACCTTCATTACTTGCGTCAAAATCACTAGGCGCCTTACCATTAGTCGGTTGTTTCTTTTCATACTTCAATTGTTTCAATTTATCGTTAGCTTGTTTACCTTCTTTTGACAGTGGGTTATCTTTGTAAGCGACATATAATCCAACTACAGTAGTTATAATTGTTGAAATTGTTTCTTCGTCTACAGGAATAGGACTTAAACCTTTATCTGCTAACCACTGATTTATTAAAGCCAAAAGTAAAACTATATAACGTGTTGCTGAACCTGTTGTTAATTTCATTTAAAAACCTCCATATATAATAAAAACAGGTCGCTGAGAAACGCCCTGTGTTGCATTGAGAAATGTATTTACCTATCATTATTCATCTAAAAAATTGTGCTACAAGCCCAATGAGTGGTACCACGATAACACCAGCTGTACCAATCATTTTTATTAGTACATCTCTGTTACCTTTCATCTCTGCATCTAATTGACCTTGTAGATTTGTTATTTTTTCTCCATGAGCTTGTGTCTTATATTCTAAATCTGTGACTCTTGTACCAACTATGGTTAAAGAATCGCTTATCTTTTCTAAATGCTTTTCTGACTTTTCTTGTGATTCAAAAGACTTTTGTTGTAATAAAGTTTGTTGGTCTACTTTGTTCAGTAATTGGTTGTAACTATCTGTATGCTTTTTGTCCACATCATTAATTCGTTGGTGAATCTTCCCCCGTGAGTTTTCCCATTCATGACGTAGTACATATTTATCTTCTGCCATAAATATCTACACCGCCCATAAAACCTACAAAACCTAACCACGCTGTCATAACGACAAATTGAGCTGGGGTTAACCAATTTATCGCATTATATATACCTGCCGAAGCCATAAGGAAATGAATTATTGCGCTTCCAGTGCCACCTATTAACATAAAGTAATTGGAAACATTGTTAATAGAACGTTTACCGAAAAACAAACTTGAGAGAATTAAGGATGTACCGAAAATTAGCAATAATAGCCCCCACAACCATATAGGCATAACTTCATGTAGCGCTTTATAGAAATCACTTTCATTTAATACAGATTCTTGATTAACAAACCAATACATACCTCTTATATCAACAAACACACCCAAACCAAACAAAGATAAAGTAGCTAGTTTTTGTGGTAATTCAAATTTACCTTCCATAGATTCACCCACTTTCTATAAAATAAAACCACAAGCCTAAGCCTGTGGTTGTTCTGGATATTTCTTACCAGTGATTTCTTTGTACTGTTCTTCCGTTATACAATTTTCTTCAGTATAAAAAATCACATCTTCTTTTGTATAACAATTTTTTTCATAATAACGTTTTATAGTATCAAAGTCAGGGGCGTTATTTTCTTTATCAGTTAAATAAAGTTTCTTTATAATATTAGCAACATCCATTTCAGTATCACTCGGTTTATATGGATCGGGTGGATTATTCTTTTCGTATTCTTCTTTTGTTGTTCCAATCCACTTTTCTCCATCGAAGTAATAAGGTTCGTATAACCCTTGAGGTGGTACTACATCAGTCCAATCTCCTTCTGGCCATTCCTCGTTGTCATCAAACAATAAATAAGATGTACCATCGTAATAATTGTAAATCACCTTCATATTACCCCTCCTAATTTATATAATAATTAAATCTTCCGTCAGCATAGGTTGTTGAATTTTTAACGTATACGGCTATTTCGCCACTTGTGCCGATTTGTAAACTTAAAGGTTCGTTGTCACTACCACGACCACCTACAGAATGCGTCCTTTTAGGGATAACTCCCAAAGGTATTGAACCTATAACGTTTCTTCCCGTAGTAAAGTCTCCTTTAGCATTAATATAGATTTCGACCTCACTTAGCTCTGAACCATGTTTTATTACGCGATATACACAACCTCTTATCGTATTACTAACATTTGTAAAATTATTTTTAAATGTTATGTCGACAAAATCGCTTATATTGATTGCGTTTTTAGCTATATCACTATCGACTCTTGATATGAGATTGTCTGTGTAAACTTTAGCGTTAGATTCAGCGTTTTTCGATTTTTGTCCTATAGATATATTTAATTCTGTATTAATGTTTTCTAGTTGCTCATCAGTATAACTTTTGCTTAAATTTAAACTTTCATTAATATCATTATTGATAGTTGTTTTGTCATTGTTATAGTCAGTTAATTTAACCGCTTGATTGTTTTCGATAATCTCTATTGCGTTATTCGCTACATTATCGACATCTGTAATCGCACCATTAAATTCACTTAAAACATTTGCTCTTTTAGTTTCAATTTGTTCTAAAGTTTCATCAAACGACTTATTAACTTCTTGTTTTTTATTATCTAACTGTGATAACCCATCATTGATAACTTGTAAAAGCGATTCTTCTGCTAAACTAATTTTACCTTCTAACTCTTGCAATTGTTTACGCAATTGAACAACATTGCCAACTTGTATAACTACTTCGTTAGGTTCGAGTGTTTCAATACCACTATCTAATATAGCGATTGTAAAATCACATACATAAACCCTATCCTCTGAACCTTTTCTTTCAATTGTTACAACAACTTTTACATCGCCTGTTTTTTCTAATTGTTCATCTGTTAGAGTGTATTCAATTGTTCCTGTGAATGGGTCAACAATATTCATTTCTTGATTAATATATTTTGATTTATCGGCAAAAAATAAACTTATCATTGGACGAACATTGGGTTCTCCTAACAATAAGTTTCCATTTTCTCTATTAACTTGTAACCTTATAACAGATGTATTATTATCTGCACTATAATACGCTAGAATACCTTTACCTATAGTCGATTCTTTAGGTAGTATGTTTGCCTTTAAACGTCCTATTTTTTCTAAATTATTCATACCCTATCCTCCTAAACATTAGATATCCAGTCTTGCCAAGCATCATCTTGCTTTAATCTTCTTTTTTGTTTTTGGTTACTTAAAGGCGTGGCTATTGCCATGCCACTGTGATTGTCTGTAGTCATATAAAGAATATAACAACCTGTATCATCCATCTTGTAAGGATTGTCACTTGCGTTTTTATCCATGTAATACCAACCGCTATAAGTTACTTCCGTTATCTTATCGATATTTTTAGTTACATGGTACGCACTTCCTAATCGTTGACCGTTAAACCAAACATCATTTTTATCCACTTGGAATAATGGTATTTGACCTTCTGATAAAGGATTAGGTTTATAACTGATTACTTCATCGTTCATCAATAATTTTCCTAAGTATTTATCTTCTCCGTTTTCTTTCCTTCTAATTTCAATACCATATTGATCAAACGGTGCATTTTGATATAATCTAATATGACCCAAGTTCATATCTCTCATATAAAGTACTGCACTTTCAAGATTAGATAATTCTTTCCTCACATAACCAACCTGTTTCATCACACTATATAAATGTTTATCACTTTCTGAAATAACTTCTTTAGATACGTATAAGAAGTCTGGCACATTACGTTCAGCCGTTAATGAACTATCGTTAGGTCTGTTAATCATAGTCCCATTCACTACTGATGAAGTAGAGCCGCCACCATCAAGCACATAAGCGTTTGTGATGTCGTTATAATTAGCACTTAATATTTCATAACAGTCATCGATAGATAAACCTCTGTGTTTTACATTTCTTCCTTCGGAACTTAAGAAAACATAATCGCCATTTTCACGTTGAGCGATAACTTGTCTAGGGTGGAATGTTTTTGAATCAGCATGTTGATGATAAATGTCTGGTCTGTGTTCATTATTAAGAATGATTGGATAAAACGCTGTAATAGAGTTTACTATCCCATCTTCTAACATTGTAGTAGCACTTGTACCGTTAGGGTATATTTTCATAGTTCCATCTTCTTTAAATCCTAAATGCCATCGATATGATCTGTCGGTATAACTATCGCTTTGATATATCTTACCGTCTTTAATTTGATTACCAATTAAATTAAAGTTAGTTGTATTGAATACACTACCGTTAAAAACTGCACTTGCGTAATTTCTATCACTAAATGTTCGGGCAGTTTCTTTATTTCCATCACCAAATTGTTCTGCTGCAAATCCGTGCTTTAATTTTAATTTATTCCCTTGATTATCATGTTTTGGAACATCCAACAAATAATACTCGGTATCTGTATTTCCGACTCTATAATGTAATTTTTTAAAATCTATATTAGGTACAAATGAAGTTGTGTTATATACATCGTTGAAATCACTTAACAAACGTTCTGATAGTAATTCATGACTTTCACCTTCTCTGTCGACCCTTGCATCGATAACTTCTTTTTGACCATATTCATCTGAACCCACTACTAAATTACTCGTACGACCACTATTGTAATTCAATTGCTTTTCTACATTTGTCTTATTATGTTTTATTTGTTTCGAATTGTGAGCAGCAAATTCATCTGTTCGGTGTTTTCTATCTTCAATATCTTTGTTGTATATTTTATTTTCTAATCTGTTAAAATTTTCTACCAACATGTTTCTAAATGCTTGCCCAATTTGTATAGGTAAATCTTTTTTTAATTTCATTCACCAGTACCTCCTTCGTTGGTGTTTAAACTTTTTAATTGCTCTATTTCATCCTGTAAATTTTTAACAGTTATTTCTAAACTTCCAACTTTAGTTTTCAGTGTTTCAGTAGCATTTTTAGATGTTTCGATATTTGTGTTTAATTCTGAAATTTTCGTTTTTGATTCTTCTAGAGAATTTCCTAAATTTGAATTTTCTTCCGAAACCCTGTTAACTTCCTTTTGAAGATTAAAAATGACAGTGGATAAATCTTCATCTTCATTAAAATTCAAACCTTGTACTGCTTGTATATGAGTAGCTGCGAAATATGGTTCACCACTTTCATCTAATGAATACTTAATTTCTGTTGGTTCATTCATCAACTAACACACTCCCTATTGAATCTGATGCTAATCTAGGCATAGTAAAAGACGACCCACCAAGTGAACCGCCTTTGACTAAACTATTTACTTTTTTAATGTTTCTACTTATACCTTGTTGTATTTTTATAATATCGGTTGGTGAGTTACTGAAATCAACTTCTACTGGTTCGTTTACTAATGGATGTGAAGCAGTGAGTTTAACAACTTTTAAATCTAAGTTATAACCTAGTGGTTGATGTATAAACCTTATTGTGTTGTTTTCTTTAATATCATTGTGATCAATGTAATGCTTTTCTTCAACGGAACCTAAGTAGTTAGTTGATACCTCAACAGTTGGTTGATCGTTGAGTTCGGCTTTTATTTTCTTAAGTAGTTCATCTTCGTCTAATGCGTTATCATCAAATACTGTAGGAGCTTCTGCAAAACCAAACGCGTCCATGTTAGGTGAAGGCCATTCTGCATAAGCATGATATATGTCAGTACCTTTCAATACTGCAGTAACGTTTAATACTGTTGATTTCTCTGTACCGACATACATGCAAGGTTTTGAGTTTTTATAATCAATACCAGGTTTAGCACCTCTGAATATCGCTTTAAATGTGTGTGTACCTTTTGATAAATTTCTTGCGATAACTACTTTCTCACTCGTAGCTGTTTTGCTATAACATTCATATGAACCAATCAATTTATTATCTAGGTAAACATCGAGCAATCCACCTTTAGCCATTTTCTTCAATGTCCATTCAAGAATTTCATTGCCCCACTTACAATTAATTTCTTTTGAATAACTTGCTCCAACTACTTCTGTTCTCCAAGTACTATCTTTGATGAAAGTACCTGAATAACTTATGTCATTAGGTTTAACAGGACTATAGTTCTTTGTTTCAGCTTTTGTTTTCTTTTTACCATAACCTTGAATGTAAGTTTTAACATCCGTAGTAGTAACTGTAGCTTGTACTTCACTTGAATTATATTTGTAGATCAATGGTATATCTGCCATTTGATAAAACGTTTCTTCATCATAGATATAAATTTTCTTATTGTCGGCAAAATAAATATAATTAAATAATTCTGCGCCTTCCGTTAGAAATTCCATACCATTTTTATTACCTAATTCATCGATAGCAACGCGATTAGTGAACTTACCTTTTATTTCATAAGTGAATCCAAGTTTGTTACCTTTAAAACCAAATTCAAGGTACTGTTCAAGTGTCATTGTGGGTTTGTTATCTTCATCTGTAGTTTCATCACTGTTCATTTCTTCATTTTCTAAGTCTTTTTGAATATAATGGTTTTGAAACTCCATGAATATGTGCTTAGCAGTAATTTCGTTTGTTACAATCTCGCCATCATACTTAATAGATGTGGATTTAATCACATACTCTTGTCCTTTCCACACTACCAACATTTCATTCAACAATGCGTCGAATATATCAGCATTTAAAGATGTTTTGTAAATAACAAAACCAATGGATCGTTCGTTATTTTTTTCGTATTCATATTTGAATGAACCAAAGTCAAAATCAGTGAGTATTTCACCAAATGTACCCTTTCTATTTTTTAAGATTAAACTTTCCAATTCATTCACCTACCTATATATGAATGGGAATATCCATTGAGTTGTTACGTTACTAATATTCTCGCCTGTAATTTCTATATCATTGAATCCTTCATCCAATGTTAGCCATTGCCAATTAGTATCAATTCCCACACGTTTGTTATTAATAAAAGGATGTACACCGTTTATAACCAATTGTTGATTTTTATTAATACTTTTTTTGTATTCAAATACATCTGTTTCCGTGCCGTCATTTAATTTTTTGCTTGTTGTTTTGTTCTTGATTTTGAATCCTTTAGGTGCATCTATATTTATTAGCAATTTGAACTCATGCCTTAGCAACGGATTAATCACATCAGAGGAACCATTGTAAATTTTAAAACTTGTGGTATCATGTTTGTACTTTATTTCATCGTCAGACAACAAACCGCCTTCAAACTGCCAATCTCCACTAGATAAACTAAACTGATCAGTTTCTTTAAGTGATTCTGAATAACCTTTAAATACTACAAAAGTTACTGCAAAAGTAGCAAATGAATTTGTTAAACTTTCGTTACCATCTTCTGTACAATAAACTGCATATTTCTTACCAGGTAAATCAGAGTGCCAAACGTAATATGGTTCACGTCTGAACAATAAACCTCTCAATTTTTGTTTAATCAACCTTAAATCTGTTGTATCATGACCTTTGAATGAAAAGTTTAATATCAAATTAAAAGGACCAAACGAATTTGGTCCTACTAATACTCCATCTGTTCCATTCATTTCAACAGTGTTGGCTTTAACTTCGACACCTTCCTCAATGAAATCAAGATACTTCAAGTTAGGTATGTCGGTTAGTTTTATGTTTATATCATCATTAAATAACTTTACTTCCTTTTTCAAATTAGAAAGCACCTCCCATATTATATGCCATCATTTGCGCTCGTTTACCTTGCGCTCTACTCATATCATTTTCACTAACACCAGTTGGTTTTTGTTCCAGGCGTTGATTACTAGCAACTAGTTGAGTAAGTAATTCAACTTGTTTTTGAGTTGCTTCTAATTGTCTAGCCATGAAATTAATCATTTCATTATCATTATTACTAGAAACTTTACCCATCTGACTAGGTTTCTTGTTTTTCTTATCCTTAACCTTACTTTGTGCATATGTGATAAGTTTCATCGCATCACTTGCACGTGCTGGATCAAGTGGAACAACTACCTCAGAATGTCCATCCTCTGCAAGGTTATACATACCGTTTTCATTGATAACTCCACCTGTTTTATAAGGTAAACCATGTCCTATTTGGTTTAACATTCCTTTAGTACCATATCTAGCTTTCGCATAACGCATACCAGCTATTAGGTTATCAAGTGGTTTCCAAATGTTACCGTGTCCAGGTAGTTTGTATTGATTAAATGTCGCTGGTTTAACTTGAACTAAACCACTAGCACCACTTGCATTGTAAGCTTTCGGATTAAAGGTTGACTCTGTTCTTGCTTGTTCTTGCCAAGCTTTAATGTATTTACTAGTTTGTGGCAATCCAGCCATTCCCAACGCTTGTTTAATAGTGCTACCGTATTTACCACCAGCTTTACCGCCCCCGTTGTTTTTCTTGAGCCAATCAAGAGGGTTGATAGGTTTACCGTTTTTCTGTACCTCAAAGTGTAAATGCGGTCCCGAACTCATACCAGTGTTACCTGATACGCCAAGATAATCTCCTGGTTTAACTTGTTTACTTCCACTAAATGCGTGTTTACTCATATGTCCATAAATTACTTTAGTAGCACCACTTACGATGTCTACCATATTGCCGAAACCACCATTATACCCAGTACGTGCTGTAGCTTTACCAGCAAGAACAGAATATAACTTGTCGTAAATGTAATTTATATCAATACCATTATGCGGATAAGGGAATGGATAACCAGGCGCTCTACCGTTCGGACTGAATGGGAAGTTGATACCTTTTGAAAGGTCAATATAACCTCCATCGCCTTCACCTTCGAGTTCTGTAAACCAACCTGATACTAAATCTTTAAGTCCTTTTTTCAAACCGTCATAAGCCCATGACATTGTACCGCTCATAGCTTCTCCACCGATACCAGAGAAATCGACACCAAAGTGTTTCATCACTTTACCAATTAGTTTACCTGGGTTTGTAGCATAATCCATAACATCGCCAATAGCTTTACCGAAACTGTCTTTAGCTTTCTTAGCTTGGTCTTTTGTCCAATTCCATGCATCTTTTGAACCACTTGCAATTGCGCTAGCAGGGTTCCAACCACCACCGCCACCTTTGATAGGTACGTCACCATAAACTTCATCATGCTTTTTATGTTTCTTACCATGTTTCAGTAGGTCCGTACCAGTACCAGTTGACAATTGAGGTAGTAAAGATTTCGATTGCATACCGTTATGAACTGCGTCACCACGTCTAAGTCTTACAACTTTGTTACGCCCTTTTGGTTGAATCATCTTACCATTTCTACGTTGAATGATTTCTTTATGTCCACCAGGACCCTTGGCATTTCCAATACCTTTGTCGTTTACAATAGCTTTAGTAGAATGTTTTAATCTACCTTGTGAATCAGTTTGAACACTTGGGTTTGCACCAGTACCTGTAGATAACTTAGGAATTTTTTTCTTAATGAGTTTTTTATTCATGATCTTATCAGACAATGCGTTAATACCGTCAATCATTGCATTAAGTCCAGATATTGCACCATTAGCGACACCTTTACCAAGACTTATAGCAACTTTCTTGAATCCGTCTTTAGCGCCTTTGATAAAACCTTTCAGTTTATCTAACCACTCAACACCTTTGTTGTACATTGCTTTGAAACCTTTGACGACACCGTCTTTAGCTCCAGTTGCTAAATTTACAACATTTTTCTTGAGTGCTTCCCACTTATCTTTTACAGCGTTTTTCAATTTCTGTGTGATATTTGTAGCAGAGTTTTTCAATCCGTTAAATTTATCTTTAACACCGTTCCATAAGGATTTTGCAAGACCCACTACTTTATTTTTTATTGTTGTCCAAGTGTTGATTAACCAATTTCTGACTTTTGAAATTATGTTACGAATACTATTCCAAAGATTTGTGAAGTTAGCTTTTACACCTGTCCATAAAGATTTTGCACGAGAAATAACTGTGTTTTTAATGCTAGTCCACGTTTTAACAAGCCAATTTTTAACAGTTGTGAATATATTTTTAATACTATTCCATAAGTTAGTAAAATTTGTTTTTACACCTGTCCAAATGGATTTTGCAAAATTCACAACTCTTCTCTTTAAAACAGTCCATATAGCAATTGCGTATATTTTAATTGTATTGAAAATCGTTTTAATACTATTCCATAGGTTAGTAAAATTTGTTTTTACTCCAGTCCAAATGTTTTTAGCAAAATTTACTACCCTACGTTTTAAAACAGTCCATATAGCAATCGCGTAAACTTTTACAGTGTTGAAAATAGTTTTTACGCTATTCCATAAGTTAGTAAAATTGTTTTTTACACCTGTCCAAATTGCTTTTGCTACCCATACAATAAAGGATTTTATTTTACCCCAAAGTACTTTAACCACTGCTAATACACCTGAGAAAGTTAATTGGAATAAATTTTTAATAATTGATAGCGCGGATTTAATAACTTGCTTAATTCCTTCACCGAATAACTTCCAATCACCTGTGAAAACACCGATGAACATTTTCACAAATCCCATTACGACATTTAACGCACCCATGATAATACCTTTAACCGCACCAAAAGCGATAATCACAGATTGTTTAACAATGTTAAACGCATTAACCAATCCTATACCCAATAAATTTATTAATGGTTTTATTACAATCATGATTGCGCCAAATACTGTTTTAAATAAGTTCCCAATAAAACCGAGTACTGGTTGAATGAAATTCCAAATGTTTGTAACAGCTTGTACAAATTGCGCTCCGTATTTAGACCAAAAATCACCAATAGCTGATTTAATTTCTCCACCAAATTTAATAAATGCTTGTCCAATAGGTGTAAGCACTGACATGATGCCTGACCATAACAATTTAGCACCAGTCACAATACCGTTAAACGCACCGTTCACAATATTTCTGAATGTTTCAGATTTCTTATAAGCAACAACGAAAGCTACACCTAAACCAACAATCGCTGCTACAATCCAACCAACTGGACCAGTAGCAAGTGTCAACGCTGCTCCCAATTTAGGAAATAGCGTAGTGATACCCGCAATAATTCCACCAGCGTTTTTACTAGCAACTGCAACTTTACCAATCGTAGTAAGGAAAGTTCCAAATGGTCCAAAGACCATAGACAACGCACCAGTCAGTTTACTAAACGCTAACAACATTGGTCCAATAGCAACTAATGTCAATGAACCCCATAACATCGTGCTTTTAATAACACTTTGTATTGGTCCTGGTAAACCATCGTAAAACTGTTTAACTTTGACACCAGCACTTAACACCGCGTTTAAAGATGCGCCAAGCGCAACTCCCCAACGCTCGGCAGTGCCTTGCATACCATCAAACATAGTGGTAAGGTTATTCATTATCGGTTTCATCTGACTAAAGAAACCGCCACCTTTACCACCTGCATCAAGGAAACCAGCACCTACACGAGCAAGAGCCGCCCACATATTGGCAAGTGATGCGGTGAATGATTTCTCACCCATTTTCTTAGCCGCTCCACCAATATTATTTTCAATAGCGTCTTGTAACATTTTACTTGTTACTTGACCACTAGCGGCAAAGTCTGCAACTTCGCTTTCTGCAATACCCGCTTCTTTTGCTAACCATTGGTATACTGGTAAACCACGATCTGATAATTCTTGAAGTTCACCGTTGTATGCTTTATTAGATGTTTGAACTTTGTTTAAAATTCTTCCCATCTCATCCATACCAACACCAGCTATTGCCGCCGCGTCACCAGTATTTGTAAGGTATTGCGTAAGCTCTTTACCAGGCTTTATACCAGCGGCAACCGCATTAGCAGCCGTTGTAGCAGCTTCGCCCATACCGAATGAAGTACCTTTAACCGCGGTGTTTGCGTTGGTCATAATTGTTTCAACTTGTTTCCCACTATTACCAAGTGCCGATAACTTTGCTTTCGCATTGTCAATCTCAACAAGTCTTGCCCAACCTTTTGCAAGTGCAATACCACCAACTGCCGCTGCTGCTATACCAGCTGGACGTGTGATATTCTTAGTCAAAGACATACCAACTTGACCAGTCTTTTGTGAGATTGTACCCAATTGCGTGCCAATACCTTGAATATTCTTACCCATCTTCGCCCATGGTGTTCTGTCAACTCTTTGAGCAACTTTAAACTGTTCCATTTCAGATGTTGTTGTTTTAATTTGTCGACCAGTGTAATCAATTTGTTCCTTTAACTGTGCAACTGCTTCACTAGCTTTCAATGCTTGTGTACTATTTTGACCATGTTGTTCAACCATCTTAGCTTCTTGCCTAGTAGCTGCTTTTAATTCATTCTTATAGTTAGCTTGTGCAGTCTTTAAGTTTTTAAGTTGATACCAGTAATCACTTGTAGATTTTTCTGCTCTATCGAACATTCTTGTAGCATTTGAAACCTCTGATTTCATAGTTCTAAATGCTTGCTTGATTTGACCGACTGTTCTTTCAACACCCATGTCACGCATAGATAATTCTATTCGCATACTTCTAATATCTTCTGCCATTTCCTCACCTACCTTTCAAATTCATCAATAGTTTAGATAGAAAAAGCATCAATCATTGATTCACATTTGTAATTAATAGGTGTATTCAAAAATGCAAGTATCATACTTTGTTCAGAATCTAATTCAAATCCCCTTTTCATCTTGTCACCCCTTTAATTATGTGAAGGCGTCCAACATGCTCTCTTTATGTTCTTTACGTTTAGCTTCGCCATTCAATTCGTCAAAGACGAAATAAAAAGGCATGTTCAAAACGTTATTAATGTCTTGACCGCCTTCTTTAACCATGTCTTGTATTGTTGCTTTGAGATTGTTTTTATAATCTAACCAACTATTGACAGTGGTTTGTTTTATTTCTTTATCTGTCACTTTTTCATCGATTGTTTTACCGCTAGCAACGAAAATAATCTGTTGGTACAGATTGACAATCGCATTATGTAACGGTAGTCCATCGATTAACAGTGACTTGGTAAACTGTTCATCATAAATTCTCACAACAAGATCAAGTAGCTGGTGCAATTCTTGATAATTAGGGTTACTTTTTGAAGATGAAAGAAATTCTACACATTCATATACGAGGGATAACTTTAAAGAGGGACGAGTGTTGAAAGTTTCCCACTTTAAAGGTTCACCCGATGAATCAAATTGAGTAACAAATTCAATACTGTTACTTTTCATCGTCAATCACTCGCCTTATTATTTTTTAGGAAGTTCACCAGTTGAGATAAATTCAATATTTTCTCTGATAACCTTAACCGCATCTGGAGCATGTAATCCGTCCATTAATTGGTCAGGTGTGAATTGATTGTTGTAAAGGTCACAAATAACGTCCATCATTTCGTCCATTGCTTCCATTTCTGATTTATCTTCTAGTTTTTCTAATTTCTTAGTAGCTTTAATTAATTTACTAAATGGGATAAAAGTTGGTGTTTTAAATTCTTTTGTAACTAATTCTCCGTTTTCTTTAACTTCTTGGATTAATTCAATACTCATTTGTTTAGTTTTAGTTGTCATATTTATTTACCTCTTTTGATTTATTTTTGTTATGAAAAAAGATGCCTACAATGTAGACATCTCATTTATGATTATTGTTCTTCTTTAATTTCTTCGATTAATGCTTTACCACGTTTATTTTTGCTAGTTGTAAGTTCTTTAATACGTTTTTCAGTTAACTTTTTGTTAGCTGGTTTTGGGAAAATGTCCCCTTCTTCATAAAGTCGTTCTTTACCTTCTAAGTCAATGAACCTGTGTAAAACTTTAAATTTTCTGTTTGCCATGTTCAAATCCTCCTATAAATTATGCGCCTAAATCTTCGCCAACTGGTTGTTCAGTTTCTCCACCTTGTTCAGAACCAGGATAAGCTTCACCAAATACTTTTTGGTAAATTGAATCACGCATTTTAGTTTCACCTTGTTCATCACGTCCAAGAATCATAGATTTCTTACCTTCAACACCTGGGATGTCAGTTGGCATAAATTCACCTGTAGATTGATCTTGTGAGAATTCAACGCCATCCTCTTTCGTTTTGCCTTCTACCTCAGGGAATGTGAATAAACCTTTAGGTAAACCTACGTATTCAATTGCTCCCGATTCCATTGTTTTCTCAAAAATTACTGCAACATATGGCGGTGTGTCATCTCCAACATAAACGATTCCGTCATCATCTCTAGTTAAACCGAATAGTGCGACACGATCTTCTAATGGTAAGTGGTGGAATGTAGATTCTAATTCAACTGTACCGTTAGAAACTGCCATTTCCATTACTGTGTTATCACCATAAGCTTTTTCAATTGACTGTTCTTTTGAAACAGATACTTCTTGTAAACCTTCTATGCGTTCTACTTTTTTAGCTTCTTCACCATGTACTTTATAGTGAAAACCTGTTAAACCTGTGAATGAATTATATTTTTTAGCCATTATAAATACCCCTTAGTTATATATTTTTTGCCTCTATATTGTTTAGAAGCTTGATAAAGTTTGAAGTCGGGATAATATTCGGGTTTAAATGAATTAAATTCTCCAAATCCGAATTGCTCCCACATAACTTTTGAAACACGTAAAATAAGCTCCCTACTTAGTAAGGAGCTGTTAACTTGATTATTTTGTTGTTTTATAAACACATCTACTTGCAATAAATATTCATATGTTAGTGGGTTGTTATCTGCAAAATCTGACATTGTAGGACTAAAGACTTCATCAATAACAATTACGTTTTGAGATATGTCGTTAGCATTTGGGTGTATGAAAAATTCAATATCACCGTTCTTAAAATGTTTAGAAATGACAGAATCATCTAACAAAGCATTGTGTATTTCGATAAACAAATCTGTCATCTCTTGTTCATCTCCCTTTTGATAATGTCAAAATATTGGTCGTTGTAATAAGTCAATATTGTATTAACTACTCCAGCACCTTTTGGTTTAAAGAAACGTCCATTTTTTAGATAATGTCCATGTTCATTGATATAAGCTAACGATTGGTGATTTCCTCGCCAATAAATGTTCCCTATCATTTCATTACCGACTTTGTTTGGATTTCTCAAATCAGTACCAATTGCCAATTGTCCAGTGTCTTTAACTCTGTCCAAATTTGTAGCAATTTTGTTTCTAATGAAATTACCACCAGCTTGTATTGCTCTTTTTTCTGCATTGTTCATACTTGTTCGACTGTATTTTTGGTATATATCTTTTTCAATAAGTTCAAGACCTTCTATTTTTACGCCCATATTTTTGAACCAACTATCTTGATAGTATTTTCATCTTTAGGAGCAACATTTTTAATGTTAAATTCAGTGTCTTGATACATACCAGTCTGTATGACAAATGTTTGATTTACTTTTGGAACATATTCAGGAAAAACATTTCTGATAATTAACGTCACATTGACAGTAGATGTTTCTAAACTATTAAGTTCTATATCTTTTGAAGATGGTTCGTAAATTTCTCCCCACGCTTTATAAACTTCTTCTTTTCCACCCATACCAGGATAAGGGGATTTGCTACCAATGGAATAAAACGTTACAAAATCCTTCATAGCGTCAACTCTCATATGGATAACCCCCTCTTAATTTCTGTATGGCACCGAGTACACCATCGGGACAGGATTTGAAATCAATGTCCGAATATGCATAACGGTTTTGAAAATAGTGAGATGTAAGTAGGAAAACACCACGTTCAAATACTTTATTTTCTTCAAAGTAAGTTTCATCACGTGTTTCATCGTCAGGATAAACAGAGTCTTTAATTTCCGACTCTGCCCAATCCTTGTACATTTCGATTAAAGGATCTTCCATTGAATGGGTTACATGCATGTGTAACTTTAGTTTTTCAATGTCCACTCCGATCACCTACCTTCTTAAGCGCCTAAATTACCATCTGTTTCACCTGATGTTTCTCCAAGTTCTACAACAACGGCTGCTTTATGGTCTAATAAACGACAATCTTGACGCACTGCAACCATTAAACATTCACCATAGTGCATGTAGTCTGACCAAGCAGCTTGATATTGCGAACGGTCAAATAATGTGATTGCATCTTTTAGGTTTCCGAAAATTAAAGTGTTTCCGTTTTTATCTCCTACCATTTCATCAGGTAAAACTACTACTTTCGCACCTAATAAACGTTTTTGAGATGCTTCTTTAACATCTTGTTGGATTAAATAACGATCTTCTTTATCGGCTAATTTATCAATTGTGTTGAACGCAGTTTGAGAAACAATTGCTACATTATTTTCATAGTTAGGGATAATGTGTTTGTTAATAGCGTCTTTTAATCCGTCAACGATATCTTTAGATGATGCACCAGTAACAGTTTCTTTTGGAATACGAGTGTTTTCTCCATCTTCACCTGGTCCACCGTTTTTCAATACTTTAATAATCGCTTGGTTACGAGTTGCTGCGATTGTACGAGCCATCCATTGTTTTAATTCACCTAATACATCAACTTTTGCATCTTCGATAGCTTCACGTGAAATACGGAAGTAACCACGATGTGTTTTAATGTCATAAGCAAGTTGGAAGAATGGTTTTACTGCTAATTCAGGGTTTTCTTCTAATTCATCAACTTCTGGTAACGCCGCTACTTGTGATTGACGTACGACTGGATATTTACCTGAACCAAATTGAACTTGTTTAACAGTTACATATTGGTCTAAGTTAAACTCAACTTCTTTTAATTTAAGAATGTCGTAAACAATTTCTTCTGGTACTACAACGAATCCTGCATCTGTTTTTAAGCTACCGCCTGGGATATCAGCACGTGTTTCAAGATATTGTTTAAAATCTCTAACTTCTTTCGATTCTTGATTTCTCACCTCTGCTTCTGGTGTTGGTGCAAATGGACTATTTGACATGTTTCTTACCTCCGATTGTTCTGTGTTTGGTGCTTCCTCTTTTGTCTTATCTTCTTCTTTGTTTTCATCTTCATTTACTTTGTCTTCAACATCGGTTAAACGTTTATCAATCTCTTTAATTTTTTCAACGATATCCAATGCTTCTTGAGGTTTATCTTCTTTCATTGCTTCATCTGCTCTTTGCTCGAGCTTTGCTCTTTCGGCACGTAATTCAATAAGTTCTGTTTTTGTCATCCAATGACACTCCTTTTGACCATAAAAAATAAGCATCGTCATATGACATGCTTTATGGATGTATTATTTTTGGCGTTCATCTTCGCCCAAATATTTATTTTTTAATTTTCATTAACGCTATTTCTGCTTTTGCTTTTTGCATTTTTCTATTATGTTCAAGTTGTTTTTCTTCATCTTCTTGAATCATTTCAATACTTCTTAAAGCTGGGGCAACGTCTGTGTCCTTGTATGCAGGATAGGTAACAACGCTAACGTCTTGTAAAGATTTAATTTTCTTAATAGTTCTTTTGAATAAACCGTCATTTCTTTTCTCAAATGAATCTCCGTCTTTATCGACTGAAAAACCGAATGAACATTGGTTAATATTGCCCAACTTAACATTCTCATATAAATCTTTAGCATACGTTGTATTTGGTAATTGACATCGGAAGTGTAAACCTTCATCATCAACTTTCAAATTCAATGTTTTAGCAGTTGTTCTTCCTAAGACATAACTTGAATTGTGATCTATCAAGCATCGTACATCTGATAAATCAGCATTTTCTAAAGAATTTGAATCAATTGTTTCAACAAATTTTTGATTAATACCTAACGGGTTACTTTCAGTGTTAAAACGTAATGCGTAACCTTCAATAATCATGTTCTCATCATCTTTTGCGACAATACTGTCCGCATTTCTAAATTCCATTTCACTCATCGTTCTCACCCCCTTTTAACGTTTGAGGATTCGGTGCTTGATTATTTGTCGAAGTTTTTCGTAACTGATAATCATCTGCAACATTTGCACTAATATGATTAAGGTCAAAACGTGGTACTGCTCCCATACCGTCAGGATATGGTTCCCTACCTATACCAAATCGGTATTCATCATGCGTGATAGCTCCTTTTTCAAGTTGACTATTAAGTGTTTCAACGTAACCGTCCCAATCAATCATACGGAATGAACTACTATCGAATTTAAATTCTTTATTATATTGATCTTTTTCATTAATAAGTTTAAAATTCAATTCTGATTCAATTGTTTTCATATAACCGCCTAAACAGTTGGTTAAATAATCATTGTTTACATCTTTCAATGACGAGTTAGTCATTTCCATACCAAATTTTGACAGTGGAATTTGAAAAGCCTTAGCAATGGCTTTCGTAGGTGTATCATTTTTATTAATTACATCAAGTAAAGAAGAATTAATTTCTAACTGTTGATAATCCATAGTGGAATCGACCACAAGAACTTTACCAGCGTTATCCTCGCCCGAATTAGCTCTTTGAAATTCTTCTCTTAGCTTATTTCTAGCAGCTGGGTTCAATTTCCCATCTTTAACTTTCAATAACCCCGAAGAGTTACCACCATTTGCAAAGAAATTGGCAAAGAATCTTTTCGTGAATTTTTGCGTACTAATATCTTCATGTAAAGCGTCTAATACAGATAAACCATTGATACCATCAACCGAGAAGGGTTTGATATCGATAATGTCATCATAAGGAACTTTAACAATGTCATTTCCCGTTGTTACTTCATAGTAATAAGTATTAGTATATTCATCGGTTCTCAATCTGCACTGACTTGTTTTAAGATGATACAATTCATAAATCCCTCTATTTGGATCACGTTCAATCTTTATATAACCATGATTTGTTAACAATGCGTTCATCATGACTATATATTTAAGCATGTAACCATTATAAAGACTGTTAGGTTTTCGATTTAACAAATACTCTAATCTGTTTTTATCCTTGTAAACACCATTTTCTTTAATTTTGATGTCTAACTTAGCAATATCCCTAGACAACAAAGTAACCGCTGTCCAAATGTCACTATTCTTTAATGCTTTATACTCTGACCAATCTAAACTTGATATAGGTATAGTTTGGAATGGTAAAATACCCAAACCTTCTACAATATCAGACTGATCAGAGAATCCGCTTCTTGTTTCGTAAAATATTCCCATTAGTTTTATACACCCCCTTTACAGATTCGACTTGCTATTGTGGTGGTTGTTGGGATTTCTCACCAACAAGTATTAATGCGATAAGTACAAGGGTTATACCAGTTACTATAAAACCTATAACGTTTCCCCATTGTAAATAACAAGCTACATTAATGAGTGTTAAACCAATTAAAAAAAGCAACGGTATCAAGTTATTGATAATCGCTGCTCCTATGAGTTTTAATGTGTTTAAAGTGTTCATATAGTCCTCCTAAAATCCGAAATCATCGGAAAGTATATAATCTTGTAAATCTGATTCAAATTCATAACCCATTGCTTGACTGTAACCAGTTATCAAACTAACAAGGGCATCGATTTTGTTTCTATTTGTTTTCTTATCTAAGATCATCATGTTATTGTTATCTGTTTTAGTTATTGCATTTGCAATTGCAAGGTTTAAGTTAGGATTACTATTGTGTTTAACACGTTTTTCAAAAACATCTAATCTAAATTGTTTTAATACTGGACCAAGGTTTTTATAATTCTGTGCAACCTCTATCAAAGGGTGTCCTGTTTCTTTTTCCATCTTAGTGACAAAGTAACTCGATTCCCAAGGGTCATAACAAATAGCTTTAACATTTAACTTGTTGTCATCAATGAAATTTATCAACCAATTGACCACCTGTTCAGGATCAATGATACCCGATTCTGCTTGTGTTAACGTTGCCATGTCAGTGTTGACTAATTTTTCATAATCAATTTTATCTCTTTTAGATTTTTCTTGAATTGAATTTTTAAAACCAACAAAAACGTGAGAATCAACAAAATACTTTTTATCTTCCAATGGATATATAAAGCTCAACGCTGTTAAGTCCTCACTACGTGATAAATCGACACCGATATACACATCACGACCTTTGATATCCAATTCCGCAGTTGTATAACCCGCTTGCCAATCGTGTGACTGTATATAAGTTTCCTTACTAGCTTGTCGCCATAAATTGAATGATTTAACTAACAAAGAGTTTATTTCACCCTTGGATATTTCCTCAGCTACTTCTCTTTGTAAATTTCCAACAATCGTTTCTGCAATTTCATCATCTTCAAGTAAAGGATTGGACTTAATCCATGTTTCAGAGTTATGTATTTCATCCTCTGAATCTTGTTCAGCACAATAAATGAAGTAGTTTTCATTCTGCTCCTCTCCATTCAATACTTTAGTTATATATTGGTATTCTTCAAAGAATGGAACTGTTAAATCTTCACCCGCAGTACTTATATAGTACAAACTAGGGTTTTTCAATAACGTTTGTCCACGTCTGATACCGTTATAAACTTTAGAATCAGTCAATAGATGGGCTTCGTCAATAATACCTGTTGAAATTTGCTCACCTTCAAGGTTATTTGCTTCACGACTAAACGCTTTTATAATACTTCTATCACTTATGTTTCTTAATTCGTTTATACTCGGTGTAATCTTTGTGATTTGCTTAGTTTTAGCAGATACTTTTCGCATAGCTTCCAATTGTGTTCGAGCATCGCCCCAAGCAAGTGTAGCTTGTTTCTGTGTATTAGATACAACACCAATAGTTCTTTCAAACTTAGGTTCTTTACCTAATAACAGATCGTGCATAGCAATACCAGCTAGTAATAAAGTCTTACCATTCTTACGTGCCATACTGATATATGCTTTTGTGAAACGTCTATTTCCGAAATCATCAACCCAACCAAACAATGAACCTATAATGAAACACTGAAACTCTTTCAATTCCATTTGCTTCATCGTTTTTGGTACTGGTAACAATTCAATAAACTTGATAACTCTATTTGCTTTCTCAACATCGAAATGATATTTAAAAACTTTCAAATTCATATCTTTCAAATGGCGTTCTGCAGATGCAACATTCTTTTTACTCGCTAAAATCTCTCCACGCACAACTTTACGAGCGTATTCTGTTGTTCTATCCTGTACCATCTAAGAAATCCCCCATTGGATCATCAGGTTTCTTTTCATTTGCTTTAGGCGTGAAGATTTTCATACGTGAATCAATAGTCATCCCTAGTTTGGGAGCAATAGAGTTCATAATATTAAATGAATCTACTTTCACCCTGTGCCAAGGATTGACTTTAGAACCTCTTTCAGTAAAAGTGACTGTTTCACCACTTGTTAACTCTACTGTTGCACGTTGATAGTCTGAATATGCTTGACAATAGGAAGAAACTAACGCTAAATCTAAACTTGCTATTGGCAATTCTTGTAATAGTGGTATAATTCTCTTATATTCGTTTTTAGCTGTAGCGTCTAACCAATCAGGAGGCTTTTTCTCTATCTTTTGTAGGTCTTTCATCGCCTTTTCAGTTATTTTCTTTGCTTCTTGTTGCTCTACAGTTAGATTTCCTTTGCTTTCTTCTAACGATTTCGTATTTCTACCCACGTTTTAACCTCCTTTATAGTTAATTTACAGATAATGTATGATTATTTCCGATTATTGTCCGCGTTTTTATAATTTATAAATAGAAATTCACTCGAGGAATGGTATCGGGTCGGTATTCGTCCCACTTGACACCTCGCCGTTAAAACTCTGTACCCCTTGGGGCAGTAGGGTTTCAAGTGTTTTACTTTTAGACTGAACAGCTCGGAGCGTCGCGCCTACTCTCCCAAGGGATTTGGGCATCGGGTAATTTTCGATTGCCGACCGTCTTAATTTTAATATTATATATTATTTCTTCTTTCTTTCTCTCGAATAGTCTTAACATTATGGCAAGCATGACAAAGTGGTTCGAGATTATTCTGATCCAATCGCTTGTCCCAGTCATCCTTAACCTCAACAATGTGGTCAACCACATCAGCTTTGGTGTACAACCCTTTGCGTAAGCACTCTTGGCACAACCAGTCATGACCTAACATGCTAGAACGTCTTGCATCCTTCCATTCCTTACTATTGTAGAATGTTATATACATTGAATCTCTTTCATATCTAAATGAATCATAATTCTTTTTGTATTCATTCTTTAATTCTTTATGTTCATCACAATAAGTTTCATTGAACTTTATTAATTGATTACAATTAATCTTATTACATTTCTTTAATGGAATTGTTATCACATCTTTCACAAACATAATCATTTGATTAAACAAATGAATTGAATAATCTTTCATTACATTTATTTACTTATTACTTTGTTATCAAAGATAGAACTTAATATGATTCTGACGAAAGAATAAAACACAATGTTCTATCAATGATTAGCAAAGATATATTCTATTGTTGTATTGCTTACCTTACATCTAGCATCATAGCTATATGATTGTTGTCTTGCGTATGCTTGACCTGTTGTGCTATCAACTGTGTAAGGCATTGGGTTATAGCCTAAGCGATAAAGCCTAGACCTATAACATGGCACCTATTCACCGACCATTAATAACCTGGTATATCAATGTGTCCTATTCAAAGGCACCTATTAAATGTGTGGTTATATTATGGCGTATGAACACGTGCATATAAAAAGACACACCATATGAATGATGTGCCTTGATATGTATTGGAGGTTAACACGCTATCCGTCGCAACAGTCACGCCGACCAGCTCCGCAGATTACTGGTGACCTCCCATGTGAAATTTTGATGAGCGCTAAGGCTCTTTGTGAATTAGATACTGGACTGGAAGAAGTCACCAGCCGAGACCATATTGCAACGTGGTATCTCTCACGTTCTTTTCATGCAGTATTAATTTTAACCTCTGCGCCACAACGCCGAGCATAATATAGTATTGATGTTCGTTATTGGAGTCAACGAATACCAGTAGTCATTTATAAAACTTCCATAATAACATAATAACACGTACATTAACGGACTAAAATGGAAATAAAGTCCGTATTAAATAATATACTCCATTTTATCCGCTAACTTAATTAACCACGCATCTCGCTTACGTAATGCAGTTGTCTTGCTCATATAACAATCTTCCGCTACATATTCCCACGGGTAGTTTTTCTGATCTGTATTCCAGTATTTTAACTTCATCAATTCTAGCGATTCATCGTCCACGTTACTAATTAACCATTCAACACTAGATACAATGTTATCCAAGTTGTTGTACTTCTTATCGTTAAACCGTTTCAACACTTCACGTTCAATTGGATTACCAGGCATGTTAGATTTCCCAGCACCTATGTTTTCGGGATCATGGTTTTCAAGTATTTCGTATCCTCTGAACTTTAAATCCTTACGGTACTGTTTGATGTTTTTGATGTAACCTTCTAGTTTTTTAATATCATGACGTTCTAATGTTTGCATGTGTTACCTCCTATTATTTCAATGTTTCAAACATATCCACTATTATTATAATCGCTTGATCGTGTGTATATCCTCTATCTTTTAATCTTTGGTAGAATGGTCTCAATTCATTTGATTCGATATTTTGTGCAATTTGTGACTCTAAAATCTTTCTTTCTGTTTCTTTTATAGCTTTATCTATATCCATGCATTACTTACCCCCGTAACCTTTGTATTCAAGTATCACCAATGTTATAAATGCTAATATAACAAGTACGATGTATAAAACCGTAGGTGCTACAACTAACCACCATGATATGTTTATAAGTCCAGTCAGTTGTAGTACGAGTAGGACCATGCTTAATAAGTTTAGGTATCGCATTATTTATCTCCTTTTCAATTCGTCAAGTTCTTTATTTTCCTTTTTTAATAATGTGGTGAATTCATCTATTGAATCTGTATTCTTACGCAACTCACTATACTCACGTTTGATTTTAAGCATTTCTTTAAGTTTCTCTATAGAGGTCATCAATCCTCACTTCCTTGAATAGAACCGAATTCCAAAATCATTAATACTGCTTGTTTTTCAGATAATCCATATCTCTGTGCTGTTTCAATCATTTGTTTACTTTCTTGGTTAGCCATCAACATGTTTTTACTAAACGCATAAGCCATATCATTAGCGATTGTGTTTTCTAATTCATTATTTAAATTGTTTTCCATATTAAAATCCTCCAGTATTGTAAGCGTTAAGTTTCGTTCTATTAGCTTGTGATTGTGTTGCCCTTTTAGTCACTTCATAATCTGTCGGTGCTTTGTCCACCATGTCATTAGCTTGTCTGCGACAAATGATTTCGTAAGTTATTTCTTTACTTAGTTCGTATAGTGCTATGATCATTAGTGTTTTTAATATCGGTAACATATTCATCGACTCCCCAATCCTAAAATGTCTGCCCTTATTTTTTTAACTTGTAAGTTGTATCTTTCTGCTAAATTCAATGCTTCTTTATACTCTTCATACAATCTTGCTTTCGTTAAGTCTTTTGTAGTTTCTAACACTTTCTCAACGACTACTGTATCAGCATAAAAACTCACAATAGAACCTGTAGCCATTTGATTATTTCGTGTTACAACGTAATAGTATTTACCTACTTCCATCATTCACTGTCCTTTCTTATAGCCTGCAGTAATTTATTATTTTTAAATGCTTTATTTATATTATTAATAACTTTGTTAAATCTGTATCTTTTCAACGCCTCTTCCTTACTCTCTGCATCAACCACTTGATACGTTTCGTTATCCCGTATTTTAGTAACGTCTGTGAAAGTTTCGCCTGTGGTGTGGGTTGTGTGTTTGATTAGGTATTGCATTGCGTCACTCCTTAAAATATTTAGAAATTAATCTTTTTAACTCTGCTTGTTCTGCGTTAAGTTGAGCGTAATCTACTTCCCAATCTTCCGAATACTCATCAATGTTAATTGATTCGTATAAATATCTTTGTTCCAACAAATAATCAATTAAATCTTTCTTGTTCTTAATATCCAATATATCCTCGTCGATATCAGGATTGATAAGTTTACGTTCTCTTTCTCTTTTCTCACGAAGTTCTTCACGTAGACGAACACCTTCTATTATCAATTCATATTCTATTGGAGTGTTATAATAAACTTTGTAATCTTTGGGTATCTTTCCTTGTGGAGTGTTTTTCACTAATCTGTTGAATTTCTTAATATTTTCATCAGTATCCATTACCATTATCCATTTGTCCTTATTACTGAATGAAATTATAGGTGTACGTTCAATACGTTGTTTTTCTGATTCCATAAAATCATCTGTCCACATCCACACTCACTCCTTATTAAGTAACTCTTTAACTTTTTCGAGAATATCTTTATCTTGTTCCACTTGACCCGAAACCTTTTTCTCCTCTTTCTGATTCACTTTCAAAATCCTCCACTGGTTCTAACTCTGGTGTCCATATTGGTACGATAACTAACTGTGCTAGTCGGTCGCCTTTCTTAATAACATAAGTATTAACTTCATAAAGATTCTTATCTTCATCAAATACACATTCACCTTTTATATCTCTGACTACTATTGCTTTTAAAGAATCTCTTTGACTATCATTCTTAACATTAATCTTCATATGACCTTGAAACCCTGCGTCAATCTTGCCTGTTTCAACTACAAGATGTGTCTTACTACTTACACCACTTCTGCTTGTAAGTAATCCCACATAGCCTTTAGGTATATTCACTGCTAGATCAGTAGCAACTAATGCTTTTTGTTGTGGCTCAAGTATTACTGTTTCTGCTGCGTATATGTCGTAACCAGCTGATTCATCATCTGCTCTTTTAGGTTTAGTTGCGTTGTCGCTTAGTAGTTTGATTTCTAGTATGTTAGTCATTTTGTTTCCTCCACTTAGTATTTTTTTCTTAATTCTTTTATTTCTTCTTCTAACCTGTCAATTTCTTCTTCCAACAAGTTGACCCTTGTTGCAATTAATTTATCAGTTCCGTTTTGAACTATGCATGCACCAACAAGTGCCATGAGTAGTATAAGAAACAATGTAAGTATAATTTCAATCATCTACTCGTCCCCCAAATCGCTTAGTAAGTTGCTAAAATCGTTTGTGTTGTCTAGTTCGTCCATGTAAAATAATACTTCTCTTTGTTTAGATAGTAATCCACGTTCCCAATCGCCATTAGACACATAAGCTTCATGGTCCACTGATGGATATTCTCTTAACAACTGTTCCTTCAACTCTTGCCATGCGTCTTTATACTCTCTATCTTTCATCGTCTGCACGCTCCAATCTATCAATGTAGTTAACCAAATCTATATATCGACTCACGCTTGGGTTCATTTCTGCTTTCAAACGTATGTGGTTGGTGAGTTCTCTATATCTAAACCAACCTTTATGCGCTTTTTCATAGGCTTTTTTGTATAAAATAATTACTTTTGTTTTCTCCTCATTCTCCCGTTCCAACCTACTAATATTTGCTTTCAACACTGCTATATCATCGATTAGTGTGTCGCGTTCTGCTTTGTATTGGTCGCGTTGATGTTCAACAGTTTTTAGATACGCTTTAGGTACCATTGGCATTTCTGGGTTCTCTTTAGTTTTCACTCGCCATCACTCCTTTATCAGATATGTTTCCATCTTTTATAATTAATGATATCTCTTGCCTGTTCTCTACTTATATTAAATTTCAAACCAAGTTCTTTCTGAGTAAAAGTACCTGTGGCATATAATTCTCTTATATTTAACACGTCTTTTTCAGTTAATCTAGATTGTGAGTTTTCTTCTCCTTTTCCACCTTTAGCAAGACCAGTATTATAAGCATGTATTGAATTCTCTTTATGACTACACCATTCTAAGTTTTTCAATAGATTGTTCGACTTATCACCGTCTATATGATTAATTATATTTTTGTCGATAGGTTTATCTACAAATGCAGTCATCATCAACCTATGAATTTTAAATTGTTTTGGTTTACCATTTTTATAAAGGTTCACATGCATATACCCTAGTGTGCCTTTAAAGTTTTTTAAAACTTTCTCGTCTAAACGTCTCGTCACACCGTCGATTAATAATTCTCTTGATTTTCTTTTGATTTGACCATGATCGCTGATTGTATACAAATCTTCGTAACCTTCGATATCTTTCCATGTTTCGTTATTCATGAGCATCGTCCCATTTCTCGATAATTCGTTTCAAATAGAACTTAGCTTTTTCACAATCTTCTTTACCATTCTTTAATTCCGAACGACTAATATATTTAATCACGTTAAACACATACGGTGCTAATTCAGAGGGATATTCTTTACACACTTGTTCACAGTAATCAATAACTTCTATTTTTCCGTATGTGTAGTGTGATGGTTTGTTTACGATGTCGTTAGGTTCTTCCTTTTCACCCACCAACTTACGCATATCGTTAGGTGTTAGTTCGTCAAGTTTCACACCATGTAACCTATCCATTCTGCTTAAATTACCTTTCAAATGTTCAAATCGTTTCTTTTGTTGTACATCGTTTGATTTACTTTGTTTCTTATTGGAAACTTTATCTTCAAAAAAATAATCCTCAACCTTACCACCCACAAACACCCAGCTATCATTATCAGTTAACACACCTTGCTTACCGTCCCAAGTTTTAACATATGCTACGTCACGGTAGTGAGTCATGTCTGTAACAATTCTTTCAACAACTGCCACGTGTGGTTCCTCTTGTGACCAACGACTTGCAAAACGTACGTGATCGCCTTTTGATAATTCTTTGATTTTAGTTTTAGTCATTTATTTATCCTCCTTAACATCACTACAAGCGAATGTATAACTACTTGCCAAGTACTCGGCATAACTTCCCCAGTTATGTGTCTGCGGTGTTCCATCAAACAAATGTGGTTTCTGTTCGCGATATTTAGCATCTTTATATTCTTGTATCTTTTGTTGTCTTTGTCTTTCTTTAATCCTGTTTTCAACCTTAATGTCGTACTCCAAATCTTCTTCATAAACCGTAGTATCTTCAAGAAGTAATTCACTTATATCATCAACAAACAATACATTTCTAGCAATATACACCATTGTGATACCATGTTCTTTCAATCTCTGAACATCGTCCATTGGTATATAGTAAACACTTTCATTCCCTTTGATCCGATAACATAATTGTCCAAACTTAGCAGCGTATCTTATACTGTAATGTAAAGCTTCTGTCATACTCATACCTAAATCTAATCTCGCTTGTATCTCAAAGGTGGTTACCTTACTTGTAACACGTTTCTGTTTTTCAACTTTACTCATTCTGTATGGTTTACCATCAATGTAATAAGTTGTTTCGACTTGACCAGTTTGTTTGTTGTTCGATATAAGTTCATCACCACGCCCACCCCTGTCATACCTAGCCTGTATAGTAGTTCGAGGTATGTTATATCGTTTAGACAACTGATATACTGTAATCTGTTCTCCTTTAAAATCTATTGTTTTCGCCATTAGTTTTCCTCCGTATTCAATATATGTGTTTAACACTTAATATGTTTGTTCAACACTCAATCTATTTCTTCAACGTTATCTATATCTTTAATCTCTCCATCAATAGCTGAACCGTTGTCGTAAAACAATTCATCAGCAATGCGTTCGATCATATCTTCTCTAGTTTCCCAAGACTGTTGTACACATGGTACAGTCTTTTCAAATTTAACAGTGTATCTGATTTTCACATTCTCATTCATATCAAATCACTATCCAATATCAAATCTTGTTTACTTAGCCCGTAATGTGACCCAAGTTCAATAATCGCTTTAACTTGACTTCTAATACTTGAACCCTCTTTTGTAATCTCTGTTTGATTATCTCGCAACCTTATTTGTTTATTACGCGAAGTAGATTTCAATACTTCAATCTCTAATTCAGATGCTTTAATAAGTAATTCCTTACGTTGTTTGACCAGGGGTTTGATTTCCTTTTTTAACCTTCTTAAAATAATTTGCTTAATATCTTCTTTCAAAGGTTTAACATCCCTGTCATTGTGGTATGATATGGTAATAACAGTTTTACCACTCATAACAATGAGAAACTTTTGATATCGATAAGTAGTAGTACCATCTTTGTTCTCACTAACAACATGCCCGTTGTTAAGTGCTTTTGTAACCCATTTTAAAGCGCTTGTGTTCGACTTTGATGTATTACTATTACCATTAGCTACACGCTCTCTATAGCGCTCCTTTGCGTGCATAGTGAGTATGTAGCTTTTCTTTGTGTGTGATTGATCCATGTGGTACCTCCTTAATACTTTATTTCAATAATTCGTTTCTTATAATATATCTATTATACCATTTTAAGTTTCACATTGGAAACTTTAACTGCAAAATTAATCAAAGTTTATTTCAGTATAGGGCGCCCATTCGTCAGGGACTACACGAGCTGATTCAATAATTGATTTGACATATGAAACATAATCGTCTATCGTGTCAAAATCTTCAGGTTCACTCATCCAGTCGACATCCACATCGTATTCAATAGTGAAATTACGTGATAGTTCAAATTCACCTTCTAATTGTTGAATAGTGTATTTCATATTATTTCCTCCTTAGTTATAAACTTATATTTTTATCTATACATACCTTACAAGCTCTTTCTAAAGTTTTGCCTTCTGCCATTCTATTAATATCTCCATATATACCATCGATATCAGCTGAACATATAGTACCAAAAGCTACTCTGTAATTTGTTGTGAACCTCATTACTGTATAATGACCATCATAATATTTTTCTGCGTAAGCTTTTAATAAATCAAATTGTGTTAATTCCATAATTACCAATCTCCTTATTTGTTTTCTACTAACAAAGACAAGTATAAACGAATGGTTTCCTATTTGCAACACAAAACACAAAATAGTTGCAAATAATCCACTAAGGTAACAAAAGGAGAAAAACTGTTACTTTTTTGTTACCACCTCCTCCCTTACTCTCCCAACGGTTACAAGAGATAAAAACACAAAGGTAGCAGTAACAAAATGATTTTAAAACTTTTCTACAAATTAGTATTTAGAATTTGAATTCCTATGAATCCTAATTCTAATTCTTATATATATATTTTTATTGAAAAAAAACTGTTACCTTGTTACCTTTAGGTCTTGAACCCTTGTGGTTGTGGGATTTTAGGGGTAACAAAACTGCAAATATTTTTGTTACTTTTTGTTACCAACCCTCTTTTTTGTTACCTTTCCTTTGTATTATGTATTGATCTTGGGAAAAGAAAAAGACTCAAACCATTGTGGTTGAGCCTTTTTGCGTGGTATGTGAATGTTTTGGGAAGCGAATTTTCAAATCTGTTCTACATTATCTAAGCTGTTTTGATATCTTCTACACGAACAAACCTCCTTTGGTTTACTCCATTAACCTTTTTTTGTTGGACTTCTACCCCCAGGATTTGTTTTAACGTGTCTTTGAATCTCTTGCGTGTCATTGGTTTTTCATCTTCTTCATCACACCATACCTCGTACTTCTCGTATGCTTCTTTTTGGGATAATCCTAAGAAGTCTATGTCTTTCATATCTTCAACGTATAATAACACGTTGTTGTTCTCTCTGTGATACTGTTGGTTATACTGCTTAATTATCTGTGGTTCAGTGAATTTCCCATTTTCGTACAATCTCATGTAACCTTCAACCATTAGTTTGACCCAATACTCTAGTGACTCCTCACTTGTAATCTTACTAATGAAATGACTATCCTTTGTCTTAGGTTTGCTAAACATTGGTAACCACATGATACGACGTTGGAATGATTCACCCTTTTCAAACGATTTTAAGATACTGTTCGATGTAAATATCAATGTTGTTTTGATCTGAACGTCCTCTGCTTCTGCATATAGCTTACGCATAGATACTGTATCAGCTGTTGAGATATTCTTTAATACTTTCATACGCTCGTTGTTGATAGGTTCGTCCTCTATGTCGTCCCCTAGGTTGGCAAGTTTCCCTTTGAGTGATGGGAAGTATTTGTCATTCGCTAGGTTCTTGATGGACAAGGAACTTATATTCTTTGCTCCAAGTATTGAACGAATGATTTCAAGCAACGTTCCTTTACCGTTCCCACCATCACCAATGAATATGAAGAACTTGGCAAGTAACTTAATCTGTTCTGCAGACGTTACTAACGTATAACCCAATATTTCTTCAACCAGTTGTCTATACTCTGGGTCATTGTCTGTCAAATGGTTCAAATAGTCGTCTACAATAGGTACTGGTGTCGCATCTTCATTGTAGGACGTATCTATCACGAACGGTGTAAAGTCTTTATATTCAACGTCTGTGAAGTCCCCATCTTGTAGTACACCATTGTTAAACTTAACTGGGAACTCTGCATCGTCTGTAATGTCCTCTGTCATGAGTTCGATAGTTTTGAATACGTTGTCGATAAATCTTGGATCTTTGTTTGCAGAAATTTTAAATATAGTCTTTTTATATTCCTTGTCGTTGTAAATGTAGTTATTATTATCGTCACGGTAGTATATACCACCTGCGAATTCTACTGGTTTAGTTACATGAGCGACTTGTAAAGCCACATCGTGTGGCGTTAACTTGTCGTCTGTCGTAATACTTTGCTCCCTTGATACAGTGTCAAACTCTGACTGTTCCATTGGTTCTGCAAATACATAATCGTTTATAAAGTTTAATATTTTACTTGTATCAGGGTGATTGTTTAACTTCATTTTGTGTTTAAATAGCTTATCATTACGTCCGTCACCTTCATCAAGTCCTGTCATGTCCTCTAATTTACGTCGGTCGTTAGATAAGATGAACGGTAGTTCTTCCCTTGTTCCACTGTTCTCTATGGTACGTAAAACGCCTTGTTGTTTAATAGTTACATCGTCAGTGTTCTTTTTATGTTTGAACTCTACTTCAAAACCTAAAGGAACAACTGCTCTTGCACCTCTGAAACCAGCGCTCTTTTTAAAATATAGATGTGCGCCGCGCGATGTCCAAACGATCTGTGTCCCTATGTTAAAACGTTCAATCATTGCTTTAATAGCTTTTTTAGGCATATTATCAATATCGACTACTAAATCATTATCATTTAATATATATCCAGCATTTCTAAAACCATCATGAAATTCTGAAATGTCTGCGCCTTTTTTGGCATGTTTTGCTGTGTCGTTGAAATGTTCTATATACATTGTTCGTTCTCCTTTTGCTCAAAATCTGATTGTTTATACCATTTATAACCTTTGTATACTTTATTCTCGGTAATCGAAGTTGTTACACCCTTGTAGTGAAACCCATTCCTAACTGCTTCCGCCATCGATTCGAAACGTATGGTTTTATCAAGCGTTGTGTGTATACCAAATATAGGTATACCTTGCGTGATAGATCTACGCTTAACGCAAGTACCATGTTTCATCTGTTCTAAATTTGTAGCCCATTCTAAATTGACAACTCTGTTGTCTGTCTTATTTTCATTTATATGGTTGACTGTTGGTTTATTTAATGGGTTGGGTATAAATGTCTTAGCTATTAATCTATGGATTTTAAAAGTTTTTCGAATCCCTTTGGATGTGTTATATAGATCGCATCTTAAATAACCATATACATCGTAACTACCTTTTATAATTTTCGGTTTTCCATTACCTCTGATACCTTTAAATTTCAAGCTCATTATACGTCCTAAGTTACTAGCCATATACAAACCTTCAAAACCTTCAATGTCTTTCCAAATTTCTTCCATATTTACACCCATCTCTCCAACTTTTTATTTATGATTTGATAATAATGATTTATGTCAACGTTCTTCACAAAATTCGTTACGTTACTTGTACCATCATCTTTATAAACCTCGTTGTTCCAAATCATCATGTTTTCAGGCATATCAGGAAAACGATTGTATGACTCTTTAACTTCTTTAGTATCTTCGTCCACGTTTTCTTTCACTTTGTACAACATGTATGGTTCGGGTGTTTTTTGTTTCATCGCAAACACTCGGTTAACTTTTTGTAATTTGTCACCGTTACTGTCGTACGTACCTTTATATGTTCGTCCCGCTTGTAAGATGTATTGGTATAAATGTGGTTTGTCTGTATTTTTCTTAAGCGTTTCCAATACTGGTGTACCATATACAAGATAATCTACAATCGCTATGTCTATGATACGAGCATTATTATTCTTAAACTTAGCGTCTGCGTGGTACCTGCTCACATCCCCACCTTTAACTTTAATCGTTCCATCAGGTTCAATCGCAATATAATTATTCACATCTTTTTGAATAAGTCTATCGAATTTATCTTCTTCTAGTGTTAGGTTGAACTCTTGTTCCCAATCTGCCCAAACTTTCATGTACTCGTCAGAATCAGTTGTAAAAGCACATCCATCTGTATTCATTTGAATAATCGTGCAAGTTTCTGACAATCTCTTTGCCAACGTGTATAAAGCTACTTGACCATACACACAAACACCTACGGCAGCTTGTTCATTAAGTAGTGGGCTATATTTGTTTTTTAAATTACCATATACACTGTTGAGTACAAGTTTTAATGCATCTGATTTCTTTTTGTCTTTATGTTTAATTTGAATACGTTCATTCAAAATGTTTTCATATTTCTGCAATGCTTCTTGTGGTAGTGCTTTAATGTTTAATATAATATGTGGATACATACTGGCAACGTCTAATAACTTAACGTCTTTAACATCTTTAATGTTCTTATGAACACTATGTATGCCACCAAATCCAAATTCAATTTCATTGTCAAAATCTTCCATTGTATAACTCTTTTTCTTAGGTTTAAATGCAGACCACATTTCAACAATTTGTGGGTCAATCCCTTTCAAATATCCATCAGGTAACCTTGTTAAGAATGTAGACCACATGGAAGTCTGTTTCTTTTGTAATAATATGTTTGTTGCAATCGTTGTTGTATTCCAATTTAATGCTCGTTTGTTACCTAGTAAGTCGATTAATTGTTCTTTGATTTCAAAGTAGTTTGCTTCACGTTCTTTGTATACATCTACCGTCATTGATACGTCATAGGAACAGTAATCAATTTCTTTTTGTAATTCTTCTTCTGTTAGTTCTCTATCTATGTCGAAACCGATATCAGTTTCTAAAATCATTTTGCCAATGTTCCCCTCAATCTTTTTCAGACTGGGGAAACCTATATCAATTTGTTGGAAGCAATCATATGACTTATTCGGTACTGTCCTTTCGTTCTTACCTTCTCCAGCTATGATACGATCATTCAGTTGTTTAATATGGTATTGTTTAACATCGTTCATATCTTCGGGATAAGGTTGAGCCATTTTGTATAATACTTTGTTATCGTAATGATTATTGTTATATCCGACCAATGTCTTACCTTGTATAAACTCTTGTAGCCCTTGGAATCCATCTTTGTTTGAAAAGAAACCAATTGTATTTTTATCTATGTCCTTGAATACGACAAAACTGTTATATTTGTAAACCTCTATATCATAGAAAAGCAATTCATCTGTGTGTGTCATCCGTATATCCTCCTAGTTCAAACCTTTTACTATTTCATCTACTACATTAACTGTTACACTGTTTCCAGCTTGTTTATATAATTGTGAATTACTTACGCCACTATCTTTAGCTTTGTAAAACTGTTCATCCGTAAAACCTTGTAATCTCCAACATTCTAATGGTGTTAGTTTTCTGATTCTTATATCATTCATAACCACACCTTGATTAACTTCACCAGCTTGCAAAGTCTGTGCCACTTGTTTACCAACTCTGCCACGTCTTGTTTTAGATGTTGGATAGGACACGTTCACGCTATCGCCTTGTTCTGCAACGGCGTAACCTTGTTTGGTTGCTTCTCGTATCCCTATCATTTTGTTAGGATCAAAATCCACTGTTAACTTCTTAGTCTTTTCTTCTGACAAATAATACTTTTCATCAACTTCATCTTCTAACACATCAACTAATAGAGCAGTAACCTCTGTTTGTAATTGTGGATGGATTTGTCTCAAGTTTATTTCTACCTTAGCCCACGCTTTCAATAAATCCATTTTCTTCTTACCAACTGCTACTGGTTTAAATGGTTTATCTGATAAATCTTTTCTAATTCCTACTATATAAATACGCTCTCTATTCTGTGGTACACCGTAATATTTAGAGTTGAACACTTCAAAGTCCAAATCGTACCCGACTTCATCAAATGCTTTTAAAATAACCTTAATCGTATTGCCTTTGTCATGACTCATTAACCCTTTAACGTTTTCAAATAGGAAGTATTTAGGTTGTACTTGTTTAATAGCATTTACATAACTAAAGAAAACAGTACCTCTAGTATCTTCAAAACCTAATCGTTTACCAGCTATCGAGAACGATTGACAAGGTGTTCCTCCTACAATCATGTCGCAGTTTCCTTTGAACTGTTCCCACTCACTATCATGCATTGTTGTAATATCTCCGAGTTCAACCTCATTCTCGGTGTCATATATTGCTTTATAACTTTGTATTGCATATTTATCTATTTCTGCAAACGCTATACAATTGTGTCCATTTCTTTCAAGCCCTGTTCTAAAACCGCCAATACCGCTACAAATATCTATAAAATTCATGTGTGATCCTCCGTATAATCTTATTTGTGTAATATATGAAACTTTTTCTTCATTAAAATAGCGGGACTTGCACCCGCTTTGTTTTATTGTCTATTTGAAATTACTTTATGATTACTTACGTTTAGGAATGTTTTTAATTTCTGCATATGCGAACTTGCTAAATGCCACCTTCACTTCAACTGTGATTGGTTGTCCGATAAGTTCATCTTTGTTTTCAATAGGTACATTGAATTTCTTCTCGAACTGTTCGTATTTCTTAGCTTTTTTAATAGGGTCTACTAAGAACATTTTTTTGCTTTCTAAGTAATCCGCATATGTCATCTTGCTTTCGTATGTTGTACCTTCATATTCAAAGTTGATATGAATACCCACGTTATCCTCATAAATCTTAGTGATCTCTGTTTGGAAGATTAATCCTTCATCGTCAGTAGAGAATTTCTCTGTCATTTTCACTTCATTTAAACTATTGAATTTCTCATAAGCATAAATATCATGATGTTGACCAATAGCCTTTTCTAATTCATCAAATGATACTCCGAAGTAATCTAATGCTTTTTTCTCTGCTGCTTCCGCTTTCTCTGTATCTTCAACCCATTTAGTTTTTTCTGCATCAAATTTCTTTTTATTGATATTAATTTTTCTAATTTCTCCAGCGTTTTCATCTAAGAAAGTTAATTCAGCTTTTCCATCTTCTACAATTGCATCTACTAATTCTAAGTTTTCTAATTTTTTCATAATTTAAAGTCCGCCTTTTTATAATTTTAGTTTTATTTTGTTTCTGATATTACTTAATTTTCTTACTATCAAAATCTATTTCGTTTCTTTTGAGAAACTCTTTGATTAAAAAAATATCTTTTTCACTAACTGTTATACAATACTGTCCATCTTGCTGTTTTTCTTCCTCTTGCTTACGAGTATCTCTTTTAGCTTGCAATTCTCTTTGTCTAGCTTGTTCAGCCACTTGACGTTTCTGTTCTTGTCTACGTTCAAAGTTATCAAATGTTTGTGAAATGTTCTGTGTGTTCTGATACTCTACAATTAACTCGTCCCTATCTTCGGGATGTTTTGCAGTATGTTTGTCAATCATTGCTAAATCCTGTCTAACCCTTTCAAGCCATTGCACAAGATCTTGTTCGACCTTTGCCATACTGTATGATTTATTCATATGTCTATTTTCAATGAAATCTGCAAATCCCATAACACTTTCAAAATCGTAGTGTTGTATTCTCATATCAAATAGATTTGCTATTTCTTGGCGTTTCTCGTCACGTTCTTTTTCAGTGAGTTCTCTCTCTTGTACTCGAACGTGGTTCACTGCATCGTTGATAACACCTTCAATAGTTTTAACTTGTGTTTCAAACTCTGTATAAGGTTGTAATATTGTTTTTTTAACTTCTTTACGTGTGTCGTTTATATCTTTCACCCTATTGTTCATTTGAGCAACTAAGCGTTTTGATTCTTTGATGTTTTCCTCTGTTACGTTTACTTGTTTAACATGGTTCGCTAAGTTCTGAGCTTCTTCAAGAACATTGTTATAATCTTGAAAATTAACTTCACCTTGTGTTGTTGTAATTTTATAATCGTGTTTTTTAATTAAATCGTTTGTGTAGTGTGTTTGTGTCATTGTGATACAACCTCCTCAGCTATCTCAATATCGGCAAGTAACCATTCCGGTATTTTTTCTGTTTGCTTAATAGGTGTGTATTTTTCTTCAACGAATTCAATATTCAATTCTGTTTCTGTATCCTCGTTATAAGGTAATAAATTTAAACTTGAGAAACCCATAAAATCATTCGCATCGTTTTGTATGAAGAACGCTCCTGTTGACTCTCTCGTCAATACGTCACATTGAACAACATTACCGTTCATTCCTCTGATGATCATATTAAATAGAAGAAATGGAATTGCTCTATCTGATAATTCTTCCACTGTATAATAGTAATCTCTTGGTTCATAATCAAATGGACTATGTTTCATTCTATCCTGACTCCATCGTTCTATCATTATTCCACCTGTACCAGCAGCAGGTTCATAATATGTGTTACCTTCTGTCCCGACCATTTTACTTAATAGTCTACTAACTGATTGTGGTGTAAAATCTTGCTTTTGATTTCTTCTATCTGCGTGTTCTTCTTGAAAATACTCATGGAACCAATCGTAAGTTACATCTTTATCAAATGCATTTAGAAAATCCATAAAAATTTTATCCCTACTCGTTTTATCCATGTATAGAATTTCCATTAATCTTTCAGGTGCTTTATAACTTTCTTTAATTCCCAGCAAATCATTTATCTTTTTTTGTGTTTCCATGTTTATCCTCCGTCATGACGGGTATTATAAGGTGTATTCATTAATAAAACCTTGAACTCATATGCAATTCAATCAATGGTGAATCTTTATCTCTACGGTTCATATAATAGAAAGTTTTACAATCTGTTGTGCTAAGGTGTCGTAAACCTCCAGCATACGCATCGTAACCAAATTTATGTCTCTTACCTCTAGCCATTTCCAGTTTTACTGGATCATAGTTAGATTCTAAGAATAGGTAATCATATTTCTTAATTGGCGCATTTTCTAGTGTATTCGTATCAGTCGCATAAATTATACTAAGACCTTCAAATTCCCAAGTATAACCATATGTAACTACATCGTGTACACATTCAAACGCATCAAATGAATAATCACCTAATTCAATTGTATATCCTGCATTAATGATATGGTCGACTTCAAAGTGTTGAGCCACTTCGTAGTTCCCTATCACTCTAATATGTGGAAATAACTTTCTTATGTTTCGCAAAGCAGTTGGATTAATGTGGTCACTGTGAATATGTGTAAGCAACAAGTATTTCACATTATATAAATGTGGTTTCAAGTGCTTGAAAGGTATTCCACAATCAACTAGAACATCGTTGATTAAAACAGCATTACCCTTACTACCCGTTGATATTATGTTATATTGCAATCCTTTCACTCCTTAATAGAAAATGATATAATTAAAGAGTGGTTTTCCGTATTTCTTAATCCTTGACTGTTAGCAATTAGCCCTTGCTAGCGGTCTTTTTTATTGCCTCGAAAAATGCTTCCCAAAACCAACAATAAGATAAAAAGAATGTTGCGAAATAAATTACTGTTAAATGAGCAAAGTTATCTGTGAAAATTAATGAACATATCATTGTTAATGTTGCAGTAAAAGCTGATAATATGAAATTCATTTTTGTTCTCCTTTCATCATTTGTGTAATATATGAAACTTAAAGTTTAAAAAATTAGCGCCACGGGTATGAATCTGTGAACGCCTCAGGTATAATTCAAAAATTGAATCGCTTACTACTTTATCGTATAAAATCAGAAACTCATAAATCTAAAAAAAAGTCATCGCTAGAAATATTAAGATATATGCATATTTTTCTCATTTCACTGCATGTAAAATCAAGCTCATCTTTCATATTGATTTTACGATATAAAGTAGATCGGTCGATGTTTAGCTCGTTTGCCAAACTTGTGCTGGTAACTCTCTTCTCTTTCATAATTGCTTTCAATTTTTCATATCTCATGTTGGCGCTCCTTTCTTTCGCTATTTGGTACGTTTCATATATTAAACTACAAGATAGCGATAGTCAACGATTATGTTGCATATTTTACACAAAAGTTTTTAACTTCCTATTAAAGGGAATTTTAACCTTTTGTCATATGCGAACGTTTGTTCTGTTTTAATCTTAAAACAAGTTTTCGAATAAGTCAAACTAATATTACAAATAAAATTTTCTCTATTTGTTTAATAATCTTGTTGCTTTTATGCAACATACGTGATATATTTATTTCGTACCAAATAGGAGGTGCAAGTGATGAATTTAGGATATAGACTTAGACAATTAAGAAAACAAGAAAAATTAACAATGGAAGAACTAGCAGATGAATTGAATAAAATGTTTCCTAATGAAGATAAATCAAACTCATTTGGCAAAGGGACAATTTCAAAATGGGAAAACAACAGAGTTGACCCAGCAGTTAGTTCAATAGCTAAAGTAGCAAAATTCTTTGATGTCACTTTAGATTATTTATTAGGGATAGAAGATACAAACACAAAACAATCTGTTATCGAAGTTCCAGTTGTTAAAACTATAGAAGATATTACAAATATAAATGAAACATCAAACATCGTGTCTCATTATTATGTTCCTAAAAGTTCAAAAACAGCTGATAAAAATTTAATTTATTTACCAGTTAAACAATTAAAAGATGATGATAAAATTGAAAACGTTGAATTGGCTTTGGTTGATCTGAACAGTTCTGTTAAAGATGGAGAAACTGGTTTATTTTTAATCGATAATAATGACTACCCTGTTGTTAGAAAATTAAAAAATGCAGACGACTATGTTATTTTAATAGAGCAAAGTATCGACGGTAAAGAAACACCTAATTTATACAATTCACAAGATGTGAAACATGTTGGTCGTGTTCTTTCTTATGTTAGATACGTTAATAACGACGAAATAAAAGAAGTTTAATTCTAGGCGGTTTGGGGATTCGCCTGCTGTAAAAGTTTCGTATTTTCAAATTTTACATAGAATTAGTGTTGTAAATTCGAAACGTTTTGTATATAGTATAGTTATAAACTAAGTGGGAGGAAATTATATGAAAAAATTATTAGTTTTAATGTTGAGCGCAGGCTTAGTTCTTGGAGCTTGTGGAAACAATGAAAGTAAATCAGAGGATAAGAAACAAGATGTAAAGTCTGACTCTGAAAAGAAAAAAGAGAAGAAACAAAAGGAAGAGAAAGAAAAGCAAGAACAGAAAGCTAAGGATGAAAAAGCTAAAAAAGAGAAACAAGCAAAAGATGAACAACGTAAAAAGGATGAAGGATTAGCACAACAGAATTCACAGCAAACAACAAATCAGAATGAACAAACACCTGTACAAGATAACGTACAACAACCAGTAGAAAACAATATACAACAAGAACCTACTGACCAAGAGAAAGCAGAAGCAAATGCAAAAGTTGCTAAGGAAAATGGCTACACCGGTATACCAAATGGCGATGCTCATAGTGATGTCCCAGTTGGACAGATTGAATTACCACCTGATGAATTAGCAAAAGAAGAAGCAAAACCTGAATACCACAACACAGTGGAACCCGAAGAAGATGACGAACCACTTGAATGGGTTGAAGATGAAAACGGTGATCCTACATTAAAAGGCGGATTATAAAAATTTAAAATACTTATTTATTGGGAGGAATTAAAATGACATTTATTATATTTATAGTTTGGGCAGTTATTTCATTTTTTATAGGGATAATGTTTTTTAGAAATTTAGGGAGTGTTACAGTTACCCATGAACATGATGAAACAGGTGAAACTTATGAAACAGAAGAATGGTATTTAACTGTAGCTTCAACTGTTCAAATTTTAATCATAATAGCTTGGACAGCGTTTGCTTTTTGGTTAATAGGAAAACAAATGTATCAATATGTATACATGTATTAATTATAAAACAACAATTAAGGGCGCATACGTTGCCCTTTTTTAATACAAATTTTTAATTCGGATAAATAGTACCTAAAACAATAAGGAGGTCTTAAAATGGCTATATATAAAGATACAGAGCGTAACACATGGTATTTCTCAATATATTACACAGATATATACGGTAAAGGTAAAAGAAAAATGAAACGTGGTTTTAAAACTAAGAAAGCATGTAAACTTGCAGAAGCTGAAATGTTAAATACTTTAAAACCTGATAAAGATAAAGTCAGAACATTTGATGAAGTATTTTATGAAAGATTGAAACATGAAGATTTAGCACCAAGAACTACAAAACATAGGAAACAACAATATGAAAAATATTATCGTTCTAACTTTGCACATATCCCTATCGATAAAGTTACAGTTGAGCAATGTAAAGATTTAAGAAAACAATTGATCGATACACCTGATCTTAGTGAAGAATATAAAAAGAGTATTTTTTCGGGTTTTAAAGCTATTATGAGTTATGCTTTGAAAAATCAATATATTGAAACAAACCCAACTATAGGGATTGAAAATATTAAATTCACAAAGTCAAAACTACTTTTTATTACTCGTGAAGAATTTGACAAACTTGTTTTAAAAATGGATAACTTAGAAAATAGTAAAAACCCTGTAACTTACAGAAAGTTCATTCAATTATTATTCTATACTGGTTTACGTGTTGGTGAAGCCTTACCGTTAACTTGGGAAGATTGGGACCCAGTTAAACGAGAATTGAACATTAATAAAACAACAGACGTAACTACTAATAAAATAAGAAATGGTGTTGCAAAAACAAAAACATCATTAGGAATAGTCCCTGTACCTAAGCATATAAGTGAAATGCTCGAAGAATTAAAGGAAAATGCTAAACCCAATGATGTGTATATTTTTGGTGGTAAAAAACCTTATGCTTATCTAACTATTAAAAAAGCATTTTATAGTGTTTTTCGTGAATTTGATTCAAAGATCACTATTCACACTTTAAGACATTCATACGCTACACATTTAATCAATAATGGTGTAGACATGTATTTATTAATGAATTTATTACGTCACGCAGACATTAAAGAAACTATAGGAACATACAGTCATTTATACACTGACCGTAAACAAAAAGCTATGCAAATATTCGACTAG